AGTCAACAAGACCATAGTATGGATCTAATCCAGTTTCATAATTTAGTCTAACATCAACCATTTGATTTTCTTTGGCAAATCTACCCTTATGCAACTTACAATGAATAATGTTACCGACTACTTCACCAGATGCTAATTTGTCTTTCTTCTTTGAAAGATAAATAATAATAGATGCCGCATACTTTAGACCAGCTCCACCACTCATTTCTTTTGTTGGAAAATAAGATCCAACAACATCATATGTGTGATTGGTTAAGATCATTGGAATCTTAGCAAATCCAAGCTTAAGTGTCAATACCCTAAAGGTGGCTTTGATTACTTGTGCGCGAGTCATATCGCGTACTTCCTTGCCTTCAGCTGTATCAGTCATTTCCTTTGATGTTGACAACATTCCAAGTGAATCCAAAACAATAAGCATTTTCTTTTGTTTTTCTTTTGGAAGTTCCAAATACTTATCAACAATCGTAATCACTTGTTTACGAAAATCCTCCACAGTTCCAACAGGAAAAACTGCAACTCTTGCAGGATCTATTCCTCGTGAGAGAAACATATTAGAAGTTACTGCTTGTTCTGAATCAAAATATAGGACATATGCGTCGGGATTGTCCTCAAGATATTTTGCCAAAATTCCCATAGCAATATATGTTTTACCAGTAGCTTGTTCTCCAGCCAATGCAATGATCTTATTGTCAGGTATGCCTCCAAAAATATCACCAGAAACAAGACCATTCAAAATATAACATCCAGTATCCATGTATGAAGTCACATCACTTCCTTCAATTCCATTGGAAACGAGAGATGCATACTTATTACCAGAATCTTTGATTAATTGATTTAAAATATCAGACATAGTATTTCCTTAAATAAATAAACTTTCTAATGTTGTTTTTTCTTCTATATTCCACGAAATTTTATTGATAATTGAAGATAGAGGATCAATAAATGATTTTTTAAAGTGGGCAGTATAATCAATATATTCATCTATATCAAATTCTTTGGGAAATCTGCCAGGAAAGGCAACAACCTGATCAACGCCTTTACAACCACCTAGCGGATTTGGCTGTTTTAAATGTAAGAACTTGATCTTTTCCCCTTCATTTATCAATCTATATTTTTTATCTAATTTCATAATTTTAATATGATGATTATATATCAAAGAACCCTTGACTGCAATTGGGGTTGATTTTTTGTATATTTGATATGGATCTGAATAATCAGACATACCATTTACGGTTCTAGGAAATGCAATATCCTCAGGCGACATCTTCATAAATTTTGTTTTAAAATCTTCAACGAAATCAATCAATGTCTTTTCATCTTTATTTAAGATAATATCAATTGCTTTTTTGAGTTCTTTTCTTACTACTTCTGGAGTGGAACTACGAGTTGTTTCAATGCCCATAATTTTCATTTTAGGCGATGAATATCGAACACCTTCAGAATCGAGAACATTTAGCATATATCTTTTCTTGGCAGTCCAGATTCCCTTGTTTGCAATGACTTCTCTATCCATTACCATCTTATTTTCATAAGAATTCATCAACACATTTAATTCTTCAAATTTCCTTTTGACCATAGGAAGAATAGCTTCTTCTGATGATTTATCAAGAAAATCAACTATCTTTGTGGTATTACTTTTATCTTTAAAGACTTTATTGACCAATGGGCCCATGTTCAAATATACCGAATCTGTATCTGATGCAATAATATAATCTACACCAATAGAACCAATAATTTTATTGATATATTTGTTTAGTTCATCGCCGATCCATTGAATGGCCAATTGACCAGAAAGAGTAATTGCTTCTGCCAATTCAGTGGAATAATAACGAAACCATTCATTTCCAATTGCTCCATAAGCAGAATTCAATTGAATTTTGCGAACAAGTTGAAAATTATGATATTTTGAAATATCATATTCTAGTTTTCGTTTAATAGAAAACAACTCATCATCAGTAAGTTTTGTTACATCCATAGAGGTATCATATCAGAAATATAAATTGTGTGTACTATAATCTTAAGAATCAAACACTATTCTACCAAGAATATTTTTTCGTTTATAGTTGAACGAGCATTTTCAATTATTCTTTTAGAAGCTTCAGAATATCCAAGTTTATATTCTTCCCAATATTGAGATTGATTCTCTAAAATACTGGTTTCGATAATTGATAAATTTGGTTTACCTTGTTGCCTATCTTGATATCCATCACGATAACCTTTGCCTGGAATATAGTCTTTCATTTTTTATCCTTTTATATCAACAAATTGCATAACTTCTCATATTGGTAGTAATCAACAATCTAGCTGGAATGTATAGACCAATAGCAATCATAAAATAATATTCTTCCATTAGTCTGCTCCATTTTTGTTAGAATCTAATAACTTAGTATAGTATTCATCCTCTTGAGTTTTTTCAAGAATTTTTCTAAGTCTATCTCTTCTTTCTATATAGAATTTTACTTCTGCTTCTGATGCCATGTTGTTTCCATTTTAATTTTATCTATTAAATTTTATTGTTTTGCATTCCCACCAAATGTATCATTGACTTTGTGCCTATGATTCTTCATCATAGTTGAATTTTGTAGCCTTCGATGCACTCCACCGATCCTGATTCTCACAGAACCATTTCTTGGTGGAGAACTTGAAATATGGAATCTTGAGATCGGAGGTTGGAGTCTGAGACTGATTTCTCCAGATGATTCGATTGTTGGGTTGTGCTGCGAACTGCCCATTGTCTAACTTGATGATGTTGAATGATTTGTGTTCATTCGGTGTCTCTGCCCAAGATACATCCATTTCATTCGGTTCCGATGAGCAAGGATCAACGGTGAAGAGATAGTAGCCTAGCGCACGGGACTTGTCCTTCATGACAACTTCGCACCGTGCATTCCTTAGTTGGAATTTCTTTATGACAGAAATATTGTATGACAATCCATCCCAAAGTTGCAACCAATCCAACGGATACAACTTGTCAACCTCAACATCCTTTCGCCAGACATATGCATGAATCGGCAACTTGTCATACACTGCACCATACTCTGTGATCAAAGATTCAAAGTATAGTGCCTGATTTGGAATCGATTTGACTGTCAGCCAATATGCTGACTCGTATTCCCCTTTTCCAAGAGGTTTTCCATTTTGGTCTGTAAGAAAATCATATAGAAATTCCTTACGAACAAATACTTCTATCGGCGGAATATTAGCAATTAGATATGCCATCAGTTAAACAATGCCTCCAATGTGTCAACACTCCATCTTCTTGAAGATTTATTATTCAAAGTTAACACCTCGTTCAATGTAATGGTCTTCGTAAGAAGTAAATTCAAAATTCTTCTTGGCAAATTCCAAGACGATATTCTGATCGAATTTATTACAAGAATATACATCAAGTGTAATAAAACGAGTAGGTTCCAATGTGTGAATCTGAATACCAGATTCGATCAAGGGAACCCATCCACTGATTCCTGCTTTATCAGGATAAAGTTCAATGCCATTCTTATCGGTTGGTCCATGCATGACAACTGGTTGACTCATGCGAGTCATTCCTATATTGTCCACTAGCTTTTCTAGAAATCGGTATACCAATTCCAAATCATCTGCTGAACCTTTACGGCAGCCATACATATCTAACAAATACGAATATCCAAATGGTTTCATAATATATTTTCCTACACTTAATAGAGTTGAACTACTTATCAGAGAATGGATCGTGAAGGACTTGCACCTACGAAGTTTAAAACAGCAGATTTACAGTCTGCCCCCGTTGCTGCTTGGGTAACGATCCTAAAAGCGGGTAAGGGGATTCGAACCCCTGAGGAAAGTTTGGAAAACTTTCATGTTGCCACTACATCATACCCACAAAGATAATATGCTGCGCTTTATATGGCGGGTCATAATCGAGGGAGAGGTTGCAACATCCCATGTGATCACATTGCCCATTTCGACACCACTGCCTCACACATATTATCAAAGCCACCTGTGAGATTCGAACTCACGACCTATGCTTTACAAAAGCATTGCTCTGCCGCTAAGCTAAGATGGCTAGAGTTTTACTCTAGATCTAATACTTTATTTAGTTTGTTTGACTTGATTTTCTTACCTTCGGGGTGTTGCACAATAGAAACTTTTGTTTCGAGAGATTTTGTTGCTTTTACTTTGTTTTTAGGTGTAAGTACTTCCTTTGCAGGAATATGCTTTTTTCCAGAATTGATTTCATCAATGGTCTGAGCAACAAAATATTTACATTCAAAAATATCAGAAAACTTACCATCGAACTTATTAGACTTAGAAAGTTTTTTCCAACCCTTCTTGTGAGTTTCAAAAATGTCCTCAAGTTCTTGCAGTACATCCCGTCTAGCAGCATTAAGTTCATTTTCATCTTTACACTGATTATCTACAAGCACAGTTCCATATTGTTTCTGATAATTACTTTCTACATAATTACTAAAGATAAAAGTAAATTGTCTTTTTTGGCCATCTTTTGCTAGAATAAGATGATAATTTTTATTACTATCTTCTGGATAATGTGTTATTGGATCATCCTTATATAGTCTATTGTATTCAAGGACTGACATGATTTTAATACCGCGTGTATTTTTCTTACCATGTGCTAGATTACATATCTTAGTAATAGTTCCTTTATCTATAAAGGAACAGCCCAATTCATTTGTAAGAAATGACTCTAGTTTAGCTCTAGGATAATCAATATAATCCTCACCATTTTTGTTTTTTGTAGAAGCTCCTGGACCAAACTCACCTCGTTGCATTGCTTGTGCAAGCAACATCCTTATAAGTAGTTGGTGTTTGTACTTTATGTGGTCTATTAGTTTGGTAACTGAATATGTCTTCCATTGTTTCTTTGGAGAAATTATCAGTTTTTGGTATTTCTACTTCAACAAAATAGAATCCATCTAGACCATATCCGATTGCCGCTTCACATCTATGATGTCCTGCAAGAAGACCCCATGATACAAGCGAGTTACCATTTTTAACTACAATTGGCAGTGGTTCAGATAAATCCCATCCATCAATTTTGAATGATTCTTGAAGAGCTCTTACTTTATCTGGTTTAAGTCCATCCCACCTTACTCTATTTGTTTCAGAAGAACTCATGCCTATATCTTTAAATTTGATAAATTTAACACCAATGATCTTAGAACCTTTAGGAATATTTCCTATTCCTACAAGTTTTTCGTGTGGAATATTTTTAAATGTATCTAGAGTAAGTTTATTTAATGCAATATAGTCAGACATAACTAACTTTCTAGGCAAAAAAGCCTATTTTATAATTCCCGCCAGATAGGAAGTAACATACTTCGGTATCTGTCTTATATTAGCAAGAGAATTATGTTCTTCATTATACTCAATTGAGTACCCAAATTAAACTGGTCTGACTGGATTCGAACCAGTAACCCTCGACTTAACAGGTCGATGCACTGCCGTTGTGCTACAGACCAACGATCTTGACGGGAATCGAACCCGTAGCCTTCGGCGTGACAAGCCGATGCGCTAACCAATTGCGCTACAAGACCAAAAATATCACAATCAAATTTAATCAACTACTAGTTAAAACCTTTGAACAATAATCATACATTACAATTCCTGATGCCGTTCCTACATTCAGACTACGAACCGAACCATATTGCTTAATATAAAGCAGTTCTGAACACATTTGAATAATTTCTTCAGGAAGACCTACTTGTTCTTGCCCAAGAGCAATGATATAGTGTGTATTGATATCCCATTCATAATCATCAATCGACTTGGCATCTGAAATATTATCAATACCAATCATTTTTACATTTGAATGTGTATCAAAAATATTCTTCATTTCTTCAATCAAATCTGTAGTAGTACGGGCATGAGCAAAATGCGTATACCGATGTGTGCCTACAGTACCACGACGATCATATTGTTTTGATCCGTAAATAATTACCTTTGAAGCCAAGAACGCATTTGCATTACGAATAACTGTAGCGATATTGAAATCGTTATATAAATTACTACAAAGAATCGTAAAATTGTTCCTTTTAGTGTCGAGGTCGGCGACGATATCTTCGTGTTTCCAGTAGTGGTAGTGGTCAATGACATTTCTTGTCTCCATGTATATATTATAGCAAGATCCTAGCAGTTGTCAAGGATTCCTTGACATGTTAAGACAAGTTTCTTCGTTTCATCTCTTCGACTACTGATTCTAAATCTTTTTGAGCATCAATCATTTGAGTCTTAAACATTTTACGATCCTTGTACATCTTATCCATTAGGTCTGGAAGAAATCCACGAATATCTTTTCTATAAGTTGTTCCGTTTGCGGCAGTCGAAAGATTCTTTTCTTTATTTTCTTTCAGAACGCTCAATGAAACTGAACCATTGTTTAGAATGTCACTAGGAGAAACAATACCTCTAGCTCCATCATTGGTCGCAGTCTCTGGCGAAATGTTATATTGCATAATAAGATGTGGATAAAGAGAATTAAGATCGTAACTTACGACCCAATCATACATTCCTGTCAATGGTTCCTTTACATATGCACCTGCATATTGCTCGTTCTTTGAACCTTTTTTCTTCGGGGGAATGATAATATTCTTTTGTGCCAAATAATTGTAAATAATAACATCCCATGTTTTTACCTGAGAAAACACATCAGAATAATTAACATTTGCAGAATAGGCAAGAGCAATGGCGAGTTCCATCAATTTAAGTTTTTCTTCAAGTCTTTCGACAAGAATAACATCTTGAATATTATATTCGATGAACTTTTGGAAATTCTTAGTATAGAACTCCTGAATTGTTTCATACTCATCATATGCCAATTTTCCATCACCTAATTCAACTTGAGCAATATGACCAAGACGATATGATTCTTGATTTACATATGTAAAAGTTTTGTAGAGTTCATAATAATCCATTGTCGATATTCCAATAATATCATAAACTTTACTTTCTACATTATGACCCTTTCGGATGACCATCTTGTCTCTAATTATACCCCAAGGAGAAAGCCTTTTTGCAAATTTCTTACCGAATAATTTTACAATTCTATTATACAGATAAGGTATATCAAAAAAACGAATATTCCATCCCGTCAATATATCGGGATAATCCTCTTCAAACCATTCAACAAAACTAGCAAGTAAAAACTCTTCTTCATGAAAACATTTTACTTCTTCATTGTTCTTTTTTGTATATGCACCTAAGCAAAAAACAACTGGAGGTTTGTCAGCTCTTTTTGCAGTAATAGCAATTACCTTTTCCTCTGGGTCTTCTATCTTTGGAAACCCATTTTCACATGTGGTTTCTATGTCGATGTACATGACATCAATGTTAGAAACATCATAATTAATATTATCACCATAAGTTTCACGAATATATTGATATTCCGATGCAATTTCACCATGTATTTCAAATCCCTTCACATTCGAATATCGTTCAATAAATTCACGATATTCCTGCATATTTTCAAAATCAATTTTACTCAGATTTGAACCATCAATGCTCTTGAATTTTGATGCCTTATCAGTAGTTACAAATAAAGATGGTCGAAATGATATTGTGTCTCGTTTTTTAGATCCATTCTCATTATATCTAACAAGAATTTTAGATCCATAAGAATATACATTGGTATAAAATTTCATAATAAGAGTATATCACCTTTCAAGTATTAATCAAGACTTATCTTTTTCAGAAATATATGCCTGCAATAAAACAATATAATTTATGATATCAATACAAGTATCATTAAATGATTCGTCCTCTACATGCATTTTACCATTATAAACAAATGAGCTCAATCGACTCATTTTATCAGTCAAACGAACAAGAAATCCTTGTTCCGTTTTACATATACCCATATTTTCTACACGAGTAAAATTAGCAAATGGATTGCCACCGCCGCTTCCAGCATAATCTGCATTCTTTTTCTTCATCAATTCAAGTGCAATTTTGCAGAGTTCTTCGTGTCGTTTAAATAGGTCATTATTTATCATATTAAAATACTTTCTAAAGAATTATCATTATTTTCAATCTTAAAAGAAAACTTGCCCTTCTTTGAAAAACACCAAATGTTTTCGATAAAATCATTCGAAAGGTGTTTCTTCAAATCTGTCTTATTTAAAGTCTTAGGTCTTTGTTTGATACGCATACCAATTTGACCTAGAAAATGGCCAGTCAGCTGTGTGGAAACATAATCTACCATTTCATCACAGGTTTTATGCCGAATACCATTTACCTTTGGATCCATGATATTTATCATCATGACACCAGATGGACTCAGACATTCAAAAGTATTTTTAAGAACAGGAAATAAGAATTTATCTCGCCAATTATCATATTCAGGATATCGACTCCATGATTGGTCTTCTTGTTTTTCTCCACCTTTATTATATTCTTCTGTTGAAAAATATGGAGGAGATGTAAAAATACAATCAATTCCTCTATCTCCTACTTCTTTTTTCCAATCAATATCTTCGGCAGGAAGATTGAACATAACAACATGTTTGATTCCCTTTATTTCAACTCTATTGCCAGTTTCAATTATAGTTGGATTATTACATCCAAGATATTTTTCATATACAATGCATTGTTGTTTATAAATTTTAAATGTATTTGGATTTGGATCACAACCATAAAATTTAATAGAACTATTAGCAGTATAGAAACCAGCCAATCTGTCTCCCCATCCCATACTAAAATCTAAAACTATTTGACTTGAGCAATAATCATAAATTGATTTTGCAACATGTGGTTTAAATTGTGTGGCAACATATGCACCAAGTCTAAATGAACCTCTTATGTTTGTTTCATTTATAGTAGTAGTTCCCATTCTCCAAAATATCCAATTCATTTTTTCTAATAGATTTTTATCATTCCAAATTTCTATTGGAGAGGAAAATCCATAGGAAGAACAAGACATTCTATTTTCTTGTTGAAAGTAGTTACTAATATCATTATAATAATGACCTAATTCTACTAAAAAATGTCCGTATGTTTTAAACGGATATTTGTAATCAGAATATTTTTCTACAACATCCTGTTTATTTGGATAAGAGAAGAAAGATTTTGCTCTCTTATGA